TCACTATCGCTGATGATGTAGAAATCAAAGGCGCTGAGTTGAAAGACGGATTACTGAAAGTTTCTTTAAACAAGATTCTTCCAGAAGGCAAACAGCCAAAATCAATCGAAGTTAAATAATCTTTAACCTAATAATAAAAGTAGGGCGCTTGACGCCCTACTTGGAAATAATATGATGAAAATATTTAAATTTTTTGAAAGGGCTGGGTATGTCCGGGCAATAAATCGATTAAAGCGTCGAGGGCTTAATAAACAAGCCAGAACACTTGAACGAGATATGTCTAAATCCAGTCCCTTAATTCTTCACCCATAATAGCAGAAGCGATATTGATCTTTTTGCGGAGGGCCTTTACGATTTTTTCGTCAACGGTTCCTCTTGCAATTAGGTCAACATAAGTGACTGATTTTTTCTGACCGATTCGGTGGGCCCGATCTTCGGACTGTAATCTTTTTTCTAAATCATAACCATTAGAATAATAAATAACATTACTGGCACCTGTTAAGGTAATTCCATAACCACCTGTTTGAGGATTGCCTACAAAAAACCTTACTTTAGATTCTGGATCTTGAAATTTATCTATATTCTTTTGCCTTGTTTTGGACTCAATTGCGCCATAATATTGAACGATCGAATCTTCGCCATATTCTTCTCCAATTGTTTTCACAATCTGTTCAATATCATAAACATAATTCGCCCAAATAATAACCTTACCTTCTATTTCTTCCAATAGATCTAAAAGTTCTCCCATTCTATTATTTTTAAATTCTTGAATAGTGCCATCATCTGCTTTGAAATGACCACAGGTGATTTGGTGAAGTCTCATTAATTGCGTAAGAACATGAGGCGCTGTTGCAATCTTACCATTGACTTGAGCGAGAGCCATAGATTTCATTGTATGATAAGCTTTCTTTTGTTCATCCGTTAATTCAATTTCTCTTTTCATGTATATTTTAGGGGGTAAATCAAGACAATCTTCTTTTAAAACTCGATAAGAAAAGGGCTTTAATATTTCAGCTAATTCATCTAAGCGTCTATAACTCGCCACAATTTGAACTCGTCTTCCCCCAAAATTTCTTTCAATCATATGGGCATACCTATTTCTAAAGGTATAGTAGGAAGTAAAACCTAATAAATGTTCATTTAAAAAAGCACATTGGCTATACAAATCGAGCGGTGATTTAGTCACAGGAGAACCTGTTAGTATTCTTCTATATTTAGCTTCTTTACTTAAAGCTAAAATAGCTTTGGTTCTTTTTGCAGTAGGATTTTTTATGGTTGTAGATTCATCAATAACCATTAAAATTTTATGACAGCGTAAAAATTTCCCTGCGAACTCAACACCTTTTTTAGTAGATAATGCTTCAACATTCATAAGAAGGATGTGAAGGTCATAGTCTATTTTAAATAATTGTTGATACTCTTTATCCTTTGTTTTAGATGTTAAAGCAGTCCATAGTACCGTCTTATGCTCAATATGACTAGGTAAATGATTTGGAATTTCTTGTGATAACCAGTTTCTATAGACACCCTTTGGTGCTATAATTAGCGCCGCATTTATCTGACCTTTATCATAAAGAAGGGCCATATTATCAATAAGCACTTTAGACTTACCCGTACCCATTTCCATAAAATAGCCATATTCATCTTTTTGCCATGATTTATCTAACGCGGTTAATTGATGCGCATAGGGCTTTGTCTTAAATTTATAATTCATATCTTTTTCTACTTTCTTTTCTTGACTTCTTATATAAGAGTTATTATATCTATGTCAAGAAGTAAGAAATGAAAAATAAAATATTTGAGTTATATAAACCTAATTCTCTTGAAACTTTTTTAAAGTTTCATAAGGGAAATCCAATGGAGCGTTTTGTATATGTAATTCAACAACCAGCGCCTAATATCAATATATTAAGTGCATCTGATTTTGGTTATCTTGTAATATGCTTACCCAATAGGGATCAAGCTATTCTATCTACTGCGCCTTATGTGCAAAAGATGAGAAAAAATTTACAGGACTTTCGCAAAGAAGATTATCTTCTTGCGGTGGGTGATCCAGTTATAATTGGAATATCAACTGCAATTGTGAATGATGTAACCAATGGACAATTTAATATGTTGAAATGGGACAAACGGGAATATCGATATTATCCGTTAGAGGTCGATGTATACCAGAAAGGAGAACGAAATGACGGATGAAGTAAAAAATATGATGCTAGAAGATTCAAAAGATCTTCTGGACAATGTGGATGTGACTAATCTCGCAGATGAATGTCAAAAGTTAAAAGACTTAGAAGACATGATTAAATCTGCAGACAAGCACTTACAAGATTTAAAGGCACAAGCTGATGAAATAGGATCCAAAGTGATTCCTGAAATATTAGCAGAGCAGGGTTTAACATCACTTAAACTTGCTGATGGATCAGCGGTGTCAGTTAAAAAAGAATTTAGGTGCACTCTTCCTAAAGATGAAGATCGAAAAGTAGCAGCCTATAAATGGCTTCGGGACAACAAGTTGGAGGATATTATTAAAAACAATGTCTTTGTAACTTTTGGTCGTGGAGAAGACGACAAGGCGAAGCAATTGCTGAACCTTGCGGTAGAAAATGGATTCGAACCACAACAGAAATCTGATGTGCCTTGGAATACATTGACTGCCCTATTTAAGGAGCGTGTCGAGTCCGGGCTCGACATGCCTTCTGATGTCTTTAGTACATGGATTAAAGACAAAACTAAAATAACTCGGAAATAATGGAGGATGAGTAATGGCTAATAATATAATGGCTAAAAAAGACGGATCGGTTGCTTTATTCGGCGACGATCTCTCCAAAGGTTTTGAAAATATGACGCAAGAGGATCTTGCGTTACCATTTGTCAGAATCTTAGGACAGCTTTCCCCGCAAGTAACGCAGGGAGACGCAAAGTTTATAGAAGGTGCCAGACCAGGCATGATCTATAATACTGTTACCAACGATTTATTCGATGGTAAAAAAGGTATCAAGGTTATCCCTTGCTACTACAAAAAAGATTATCCAGAATGGAATGATAGAGGAGAAGGTCCAGGTGCGCCTGCGGCAGTCCATCTACCAGGAAGTCCGGTAATCAGAACAGGTAAGAGAGAGGGTTCTAAAATTAGATTACCTAATGGTAATTATTTAGAAGAAACTGCTTCTTACTATGTAATGGTTGAGACAACAACAGGAGCTTATACTCCTGCGTTGATTACAATGAAATCAACTCAACTAAATGTCAGTAAAAAATGGAATTCAATGATGAAGACCATACAAATAGCTGATGGAAAAGGTGGATTTGCAATTCCACCTATGCATGGGGTTGTTTACAATCTAACATCTACACTACAAAAGAACGACAAAGGTTCTTGGTTTGGATGGGTTGTAGCACAAGATAGAATCCTAGAACAAAAAGATAAATCTTTGTACTTAAGTGCAAAAGATTTTAAAGGAAATGTTTCTAAGGGCAACGTGCAAACAAAAGCAGATGTAGAAGAAAAATCTAGTACGCCAACACCGTATTAAATTTACAAGGGGCCCGAAAGGGCCCTTTACTTTTAGAAGGAAGAAATATATATGAAGAAATTCAAAGAAATTTTTAGTGGATTAACTATAGCATATGGACAGTATCAAAAAGGCGACCGTGGATCTAACGGTAAACTTAAAGGAAAAGCTTTTATTGTTAGAAAAAATGTTACAGATCAGTTATGGCAAGATCACCTTGACGGTAAACCGCCTGCGTTGGGAATTATCCCTATTACAGAAGATAATAATTGTAAGTGGGGGTGTATTGATATTGATGTTTATAATCTTAAACATCTGGATCTTGTTCAAACTATTCGTAAACTAAATCTTCCTCTCATTGTGTGCCGATCTAAAAGCGGTGGGGCACATATCTTTTTATTTACCAAAGAATTTATTCCTGCATCATTGATGCAAAACACTTTAAAGAAAATTTCAAAAGTGTTAGGTTATGAGGGTTGTGAAATCTTCCCGAAACAAACCGAAATACTTGTGGAACGTGGGGACACAGGTAATTTTTTAAATCTACCCTACTTTAATGGAACGAAAGGACTACGCTATGCTATCAACGATAATGGCGCCGCTGGTACACTTGAGGAATTTTATCAGCTCTATGACAAGTTTTCTTTACGAAGCAATCAGGTGGAGAAAATTGAAATCGAAGAGAAAAAAATAAAAGAAGCATTCCCTCTAGGACCTCCTTGTCTAAATCAATTAGCCAAGGACGGTTTTGGAGAAGGCGCTAGAAACAATGCATTGTTTAATGTCGCCGTTTATTACAAACAATCCAAACCCGATTGTTGGGAGGATGAACTGGTTAAAGCAAACCAAATCCATATGACTCCTCCGCTCAACAATAATGAAGTTCAACAATTAATTAAATCCGTCAGCCGAAAAGGATACGACAAATATCGATGTAAAGATGCGCCGATCAATGACGTCTGTCAATCAAGATTGTGCCGAACAAAACGATTCGGTGTTGGCTATGGAGAAGAAGAAATGCCGATGCTGGGCAACCTCACTAAGTACACGTCTAGTCCACCTCAATGGTTTTTAGATGTAAGTGAAGCGCGGATCGAATTAAAAACAGAACAATTATACAGTTCACCTTTATTTGCTTTAGCATGTTTGGATCAAGCTAATTTAGTCATACCGGTACCTAAACCAAAAGACTGGAAAGAATTATTTTTAAAACCTTTAATGCAAAATTTACAAGAAATTGAACCTTTAGAATCTTTAGATCCAATTAATGAACTAACTTCTTTATTACAAGATTGGACAACCAATAGACAAAACGCTCGAACATTGGATGATATTTTTAATAAACTTCCCTACACAGATGACAAAAGAGAATTTACTTATTTTAGAATGGAAGATTTTTATAATTTCTGCAAACGGAATCACTGGGAAATTGATAAAATTAAAACAGGAAACTTATTAAAAAGGTTAGAAGATATTTTTGTAGAAGAAGAAAGAATCAGAGTAAAAAACCAACAACCAAGGCTAATTAAAATTAAAGCAATGAAAAAAATTGATGCGAGTGTTTCTAAAGTTAAATATCAAGAAGATGATTTTTAATGAAAACAATAATATTAGGACCACCGGGCACAGGAAAAACTACTACCTTATTAAAATTAGTTGATGAATTTATTAAACAAGGAATCCGACCTAAACAAATTGGATATTTTTCTTTTACTAAAAGAGCAGCTAACGAAGCTGCTACTAGGGCAGCCGATAAATTTGGTTTAGATATAGAAAACGATTTAGAAAATTTTAGAACTCTTCATTCTTTTGCGTTTAGAAAATTAGGAATCACTAAAGAAAAAATGATGGGACCTGATGACTATAGAGAGTTTGGAACAAAATGTGGCATTCCTATTAAGACAACTTCCTTTTCCAACGATGATGGAACTTTTAATTCGGACAATGAATATCTCACAATTATTAATACAGCACGAGTTAAACGTATGGATTTATTAGATTATTATGATTCCCGCCAAAATATATTAGACATAGAAAGAAACACTTTATATCTTCTATCGGAAGAATTAAAAAAATTTAAAAAAGAAAAAGGATTAAAAGATTTTACTGATCTATTAGAAGAATTTATTCTTAAAGAAATTCACCCTACTTTTGAAGTTTTATTTATAGACGAAGCCCAAGATTTATCACTCCTTCAATGGGATATGGTTCGTTGTATTTGGGCCAATGTAAAAAAAACCTACATTGCTGGTGATGATGATCAAGCTATTTTTAAATGGGCCGGCGCAGATGTGGATCACTTTATCGCTCTTAAAGAAGAAGTAGATGATATTAAAACTTTAGATCAATCTTATAGAATACCAGGAGGACCCATTCATGAACTCTCACAAAAAATAATTAATAAAGTTAAAAATAGATTTGATAAAACTTATAAGCCTAGAGATGAAATAGGTATTTTAAAAAGATATTCAGATATAACTCAAGTCGACATGTCTAAAGGAAATTGGTTAATTCTATCTTCCGCAAATCATTTTTTAGAAGGCGCTAAAGAATTATGTGAGATTCAAGGATGGTATTATCAATATCGCGGAAATAATTCTGTATCTTTAAGACTCTTATTGGCTTTAAATAATTGGGAAGCATGGCGAAAAGGAGCTAATCTAAATCATTTAGAAATAAGAAATATTTACGAATACCTTGGATCCAATGTATTACCTGGTTTTAAAAAAGGTAAAACTTTACATACCGAAGACAAGTACACATTAAAACAATGTCAAGAAAAACATGGATTAGCTATAGACAAAGTTTGGTATGACGCATTTGAAGGACTTGACACACTCACAGAAAACTACATACGAAATATGAGAGCCAATGATGAAAAAATAAATAAGAATCCACGAATAATAATGTCAACCATACATGGTGCAAAAGGAGGAGAAGCAGATAAGGTTTTATTAATGCAGGATTTAACTAATGCGGCTTTAGAAACGTTTAGTCATGATCCTGACGAACTACATAGATTATTTTATACAGGAGCAACTAGAGCAAAAAAAGAATTGCATGTTTTAGATCCTAAAAATTTTGATAGGGCTTATATATTATGAGCAAAGTTTGGGACAAACAAATCGGAGGAGCACACTATCAAAAATTTAAAATCCAACCAAGTAAATTTGTAGTTGAGAATAGATTGCTTTTTCCTGAGGGATGCGCTATAAAATATATATGCCGTCATTCACATAAAGGAAAAAAAGAAGATTTGCTTAAAGCAATTCACTTTATTGAAATGATAATCGAAAGGGACTATCAGTGAGAACGATTCAACAACCTTTATTTACTCCGGAAACAGAGTGGGTAATGCCAGAAGAACTAAAAGATTTAACAGGTGCCAAAGAAATTGCAGTAGATTTAGAAACCAATGATCCAAATTTAAAAGAATTAGGATCTGGAAACGTAATTGGTAAAGGACATATTGCTGGGATTTCTTTAGCTATTGAAGGATGGTGTGGTTATTATCCAATCCATCACGAACAGGGTGGTAATATGGATAAAACTTTAGTTATTAATTGGCTAAAAGATTTATTTAAACAAGAATACACTACCTTTATTTTTCATAACGCTATGTATGATGTTTGTTGGTTAAAAGCTGCGGGCATAAATATTAAAGGTAAAATTGTAGACACTATGATTGCTGCAAGTTTAATTGATGAAAATAGATTGTCTTATCAATTAAATGTTTTATCAAAACATTATGTAGGCTTGGGCAAAGATGAAAAAGTTCTTTACAACGCTGCAAAAGAATACGGATTGGATCCTAAAAAAGATTTATGGAGATTGCCGGCAATGTTTGTCGGACAATATGCTGAGCGGGATGCAGAGGCCACTTTAAAACTTTGGCAGAGACTTCATCGAGAACTACACGATCAAGAATTAATGGATATTTTTAAATTAGAAACACAATTATTTCCATGTTTAATTGAAATGAGATTTAAGGGTGTAAAAGTTGATTTAGAAAAAGCTCACCAAATTAAAAAAAATTTGATGGCGAGAGAACAAAAAATTCTCAATAAAATCAAGGATTTAACGGGCCTTCATGTAGAAATTATGGCTGCTCGATCTATTGCAAAAGCTTTTGATAAATTAAAATTACCTTACGACCGAACTGCAAAATCAAATGAACCAAGTTTTACAAAAAACTTTTTACAAAATCATCCACACGAATTAGCGAGATCAATTGCTGATGCACGAGAAATAAATAAAGCCCATACAACTTTTATAGATTCCATTACTAAACATGCACACAACGGAAGGATTCATGCTGATATAAATCAAATTCGCTCGGATCAGGGTGGAACTGTCACTGGAAGATTTTCAATGAGTAATCCAAACTTACAACAAATTCCCGCAAGACATCCTGAGTTAGGCCCAATGATTCGATCTATATTTATTCCAGAAGAAAAATGTAAATGGGGATCATTTGACTATTCACAACAAGAACCTAGAATTTTAGTACACTACGCAAAATTACAAAATTTACCAGGAGTTCATGAAATTGCAGACGCATACAAGGCCGGAGACGCTGATTTCCATCAAGTCGTGGCTGATATGGCAGGCATAAAACGAAAGCAAGCCAAGACGATTAATTTGGGATTAATGTATGGAATGGGTAAAAATAAATTAA